TATAGGTCAATTAACATCTGGCGAAATAGATAGATCAACTGCTAAGACTAAAATTATGAAAGTTGATAATTTAAATTTAGTCGGAATTGACGAACACAATATTGATGAAGTTATTTACGAGGCTCATGCTAATGCGTAAATTTTTGATAACAATAATTGTATTAAATTCTATTATATGGTTCGGACTATCTAGTCTAGCCAAAGCTAACGATTATAACACGGCTGTTATAAGTCACGTTATATCAGAAAAGATTAAAGGCACGAATATTGATACATCATACATTATGGAACAAGAAATAGAAAGACTTGCCCATAAGTTTATGATCGATTCAGTTACTATATTACAGGCATACCTACCTCAAATAATAGAGGGTATTGCTGCTGATTTAAGATTACAACTTGACGACAAATATAAGGAACAAATTTTAAATGGTAACAACTAGAAAACTAAAAGCACTTAAACTTAAAAGAAAACTCATAAGAGAACTATCTGGTAAGCGTAAATACATTTCAACTTACAAAGATATAAAAACTTATTTCAAGTTATTCAATTCAGCACTATTTGATAGTAAACTTTCACCTTTTGGTCAAGTAGAAATCAAAGACCTAACAAGACAAAAATGTATAGGTCAAGTTGTTGTATTAGAGTGGAAAAGAGCAGGTACTAGATTGTACAAACTAGAGATGTTGCCTTCTTATCCTAACAAAAAAGATTTCTTGGATACGCTAGTCCATGAAATGGTACATTTATATCAAATGCAGAATTTAGGCGATACAGGTAACCACAATGATTTATTCTGGTCCTTTGAACCTAAAGTAAACTACATCGGTTTACGATTATAAAGAAAGTTATATTATGAAAGGTGAGAAAAATCATATTGATGAGTGGTTACAAAAACAAATAAAAAAAGGCATTACTATTATTGATAAAGTAATAGATAATAATATTAGTGAGTGGGAATTATATTATACAGGTCATCTACAAAAAGATATACTAACTAATTTTCCAGGCAGAACAAGTAAAAAGATTTTCAAAGGGTACAGGACCCATTTGAATAACAATAACCTTGTGTTTATACAAAAGAAATTTGAAGAACACGGTTATGAATATTATGTAAAGAGAGGTATATAATGAAACTATTGAAAAAACATAAAGAGATATTAAACGAACTAATCAAAGGTAAAGGTCACTATAAAACACCGACAGTACCTAAAGATTTTAAAGACAAAACAAGTGTACTAGATACAATTGTTCCTTTATACCTAAAAGGCTTAGTAACTTTTCAAAGACAATACGACATACCACTAATCGGACCTAGTAACGAACACATGGTCAGATACAAATGGTATGAAGTTATGATTGATAAAAAGAAAACAATAAAAGACTTAAAAAAAGTGGTTAAAGATGGGCAAATCATATAATTGGTATAGACTAGCAAATAAGGCTTGGTTTTATACAAAGGTATTTTTTACAATATTGATATTATGTGTTATTGCTTACGCATACGGTACATACAATCCTAACAAGACAGCTAAGGCTCAGGTCAACGAAGAACTTGATTTATTCTATATGAAAAAAATAGAAGAAATGGATTTACAAGAACCTGAATTTACATACAATAATGATATTCAATTTGTACGTGCTATGCACAAATGTATAAACTATATTAACTTCACATTACCAAAAGATAAACGAGTACCATACGAGATGATTATAGGTCAGGCTGCGTTAGAGTCTGGTTGGGGTATGAGTAGATTTGCTAAAGAGGCAAACAATCTATTTGGTATAAGAACATGGAGTAAAGATACTCCACACCTCTTACCACACGGCATAGACAAATGGCCAGGTTGGGGTGTGAGAGCTTTCGCTAGTAAATGCGATAGTGTAAAAGAATATGTAAGATTGCTAAACAATCATAATGCTTACAAAGAGTTTAGAGTGTTAAGGCAAAAGATGTTAGATGAAAATCAACAACTTGATTCTATACAACTTATCAAAACTTTAGATAAGTTTTCTACTACAACAGATTATGACAAAAGAGTTATAAGAATGATAAAAAAAATAAGAAAACTAGAGGAGAATAAATGACAGTAGAGCATGGTTTGTTAATGGGTTTTATAGGTTGCTCAGTAACGTTTATCAGTTTCTTTATTGCATATCTAATTGCTAATAGAAATCATATGAAGATATATAAAAAGAAAGCCAAAACCCCTATGGATGATTTAATGAAAGATATGCCTGGGTGGAAAGCAGATGATTGTCAATAAGTACTGTAAAAACAAGTATTTTTAATGCTTGACTTTGCAGATAAATTGATATATAATAGACCCTATGATACACGAAGAAGACATTAAAAGACAAGAAGACCCAAAGATTAGAAGACTCAAGGCATTAGCAAAAGCATGTTCTAATGCTCAACTTGACTCTTTCAAAAATTTATGGTATAATAAACTAATGCAACTTGCTAAACAATACAACATGACAGATTATGTTACGAGAAAGCTGATACACTAATGAATATATTTTATGTTGATAAAAATCCTGTAACAGCTGCTAAGATGATGTGTGATAAACATATTATCAAAATGATACTAGAGTCTGCTCAGATGTTATGTACAGCAAAACGTGTGCTTGACGGCACAGAATATTTTGATACTACAAAGAATGGTCGTAAGATTAAAAGATGGCGATTAGACAATTCTAACGAAGAAGCAACTTTATACAAAGCAGGTTGGCTAGGTCACCCTAGTACACAATGGGTTATTAAATCAGCATACAATTACACATGGTTATATAATCACTTTGTAGCTCTTAACGAAGAATACAAATTGAGATGGCAAAAAAATGTTAATCATGTATCTATTGATAAACTTGCTGATCTACTAAAACACCCACCTAAAAATGCACCACTTAATGTAGTAGCTACAGACGCTACACCAGCAATGCCAGAGTATTGTAAGATACCAGGTGATGTAGTAGGTTCATATCGTAAGTATTACATATTTGAAAAAGTAAGATTTGCTAAATGGGAAAAACCAGGTGCAGTTATGCCTGAATGGTTTGCCGAAGGGATCGCAGATGTTAAAGCAGCGAATACAGACCAGGGGTGATGACCTTAAAATGTTGCAAGGACATGATAGACTTGCATATTTAATTGACATTGCTAAAGACGTAGAATCATTACCACAAGAAGTAAAAACAGATCAAAATAGAATACGAGGTTGTGCTAGTAATCTATGGTTGATCGGCGGAGTAAAAGAAGATAATACAATGATATATAAAATAGACGCTGACGCATTTATAACAAAAGGCACAGCGAAGTTAGTAACAGACCTAGTCAATGGTTGTCCTAGAGATGAAGTGGCTGCTCTTACTATAGAGGATTTTTTACCTTTAGGTGTAAGAGAACTACTTACAATGCAAAGACAGAATGGATTAGGGTCATTAATACAAAGGATAGTAGATATAGCAAATACTAAATAATATTATGAATAATACAACAGATTTTATACAATTAAATATGAACTTTTTGAATGATATTCAAAGTTACCATTGGCAAACAGAATCATATTCTGAGCATGAAACAACAGGTGAATATTATGAAAAGTTTAGTAAATTAAATGACGAGTTTGTAGAAACTTGGCAAGGCAAATCAGGTACTAGAATTAAGTTTAGTGCTGAATTAAGACCTGGCATAATGAATTACGCTGACAATGGTCAAGTTAGAGGCGAAGTACAAAAACAAGTAAGCCGAATAACGAAGATAGCAGAAAACAGCAAAGTCAAAGGACAAATGGATTTAGAAAGCATACTAGAAGATATGCTTATGGCAACTAATCAATTATTGTTTCACCTAACACTTAAATAAATGCCCTTATACACATTTACAAACAAAAGAACTGGTAAAGAGTTTACCGAGATGATGACTATTGACGAGATGGAAAAGTATCTTAAAAAGAACAAACACATCAAGCAAAATATATCAGGCATAAGAATTGTTGCAGGTGTAAGTGGTGCTAGTTACAGATCAGATAGTGGTTGGAAAGAAACATTATCAAAGGTTGCAGAAGCACACCCAATGAGTGCTTTAGCAAATGAAATGGGAACAAAGTCAACAAAACAAATCAAAACAGAGCAAGTTATGAAAAAACACAAGGCTAGACAAAGTGCAAAATCTAAATAATATAGGGGTGCAGAGCGAGCAACTGAAAAACAACGGTCGTATACCAGAGTCTAATAAGTCAATCCGCTCATTGCACCTACCTAAACAAGGAGAAAACTAATGGCAGACATACCTGATTTTATGAGGGAGTTTGATACAGATACCGATTACGGTTTTACTCCTGTATCGCAGAAACCAGTTGAAGAAACATCACCAGCTATTGACCCTAAAGTAGTAGAAAATTCTAATTTAGAGATAGCAAAAGTTAAGGCAGATGTAATTGATATAAAATCAATGATGAACGAGGTTATGCAGATTGTAGCAGAGAAAGACTCTGTTAACAAAGAAATACAGGACGCTGACGTATCAGAAAGATTTAAAGAGATTGAGAAGATTGTATTACCTTTTTTATATAATCTTTCAAAATCCAAAGAACCTTATATACATTGGCCTAATAGAGGACCAATCATTAAGGCACAGATGGATAAAATATTAAAACTTACAAGGGGATAATATGTTAGAAATAAAAGCTCATCACAAAGAACTAAAACGAGCGGTGAATGAAATTGAAGATAAAAGAAAAAAAGACAGATCAAATAAAGCATGGTACGATATAAGAACCTTAAAGAAAATAAAACTTATAGCAAAGGATAAATTAAATGCAACTAAGCAAAAACTTTTCGCTTAAAGAACTAACTGCTTCTCAAACAGCAGATAGACATGGTATTAGCAATAATCCAAGCGAAGATCATATGGATAATTTAAAGAAACTATGTGACAACGTTCTACAAAAAGTTAGAGAACACTATGGCAAGGTAGTATCAGTATCTAGTGGGTACAGATCGCCAGAGTTATGTGTAAAAATAGGATCATCAATGAAATCACAGCACGCCAAAGGGCAAGCTGCGGACTTTGAAATCTTTGGCATTGCAAATGCTGATTTAGCAAAATATATTATTGATAGTTTAGATTTTGACCAATTGATATTAGAATTTCATAAACCAGAAGAACCTAATAGCGGATGGATTCATTGTTCATATAAGAACGAAGAAGAAAACAGAAAACAAGTATTAAGAGC